CACTTGCTCCATTTGTTGCCTCTGTAACTGCCGCTAAGTTTGCAATGTTCTCTACCCAAATTGTTGGCCCTGATAATGCTTTTTTTGTCATTTTTTTACTCCTGGTTATTTAATTGTTTTAAGTCCTGAGGACTATCTTTTTACTCAAATCGAAAAAGATTAAAATAAAATAATAAATCAATATGCCCAAACTATGTATGTTCTCACTCTATTATCCGCTGATCCGCCAACGGTAATTGTCAAAGTGCTTGAACTTACAGCTGTTGTGGGTGCTTCAGTTACTACTATACTTCCAGTTGTTGATTCTGAAAATCCTTGTATTCCGTGTATGTTTGTACAACCAAATTCACTCAAATCAACAGTCAAAGTATCTGCATCATCTACTGTTGCAGCCGTAACTACTTGAATCATTTTAACTCCACAATTTGGGGTTATTTCAGTATTTGTTCCCACGTCTCCTAATGCTGTCATCTTAGTTTTTTTCTCCTGTTTAATTATTTTAAGTCCTAAGACTTTCTTTTTTTTCCGAACTCAAAAAAAAGATAAAAAATAAAAAAAATAAATTTACTTGGCTTTTTTCTTTTTGGAACTCTTCACTACTTCTTTTGGATTTCCTTCGCCATCACAAGTCTCGCAAATATCACCTTTAGCTTTTGCGTATCCTGCACATTCGTAACAATGAAATTTATCTGCCATTTTATGCTATTGATAACTCAGCAGATTCTCCATCTGTTACAGATTGTCCATAGTTCTTACAAAAGTGCATGGTAGTTGGAATATTTGCTCCTGTTCCTGCTGCTTTGAATGTCAAAGCTGTTCCTGTTACATTCCCTTCACAACCAAATATATTCCCAGTACAAATTCCTGTACAACCTGTTGCATCTATGAATAAATTTACATTTGATCCATATGATGGTAATTGCTGAAAGATATTATCTTTGATAATTACTCCATTCATCCCTGAACCTCCTGCTAAGTATAGATTACAATCTACTACTGTTGCTGGCCCACTGAAAATATTATTCTCAATAACTACATCTTGTGGCACTGTACTACTTGTTCCCAAGAGTACAACATCACATACATTTCTATAAAATCTGTTTCCAGAAATTAAGACTTGCCATGCGTTACCTGTTGTGTTCCATTGAATTGCTCCACCTTCTTTTGCGTCATCCACATCTGGACCTTGACAATTTTTAAAGTGGCATCCACTTATAGTTGTTCCAAAAGCTGATTTTGTTGAATAATCATCATCCAATAAAATACCTCCACCAGTTCCTCCTGAACCATTAAAACCCATGTTTGCTATTAAACATCCTGGTGCCCTAATTGTTAGAATTGCTTGTGTGGTAGTTGTTCCGACTTTACATTGTGGTAATCCACCCTGTGTTCTACCTCGACTAACTCCAATTATTGACAAATTGCTTGTCGCTGCTGGAATTATTATTCCCTCGGCATAACTTGTTGGATCTCCTGTGAAATCTGTCAAAGCTTTTGCTGTAACAAAAATAGTATCTCCTGGTCCTGCCAAAGTAACTGCTGCTTGAATTGTATCAACCGCAGTACCCCAACTTTTTCCATTGCTTCCAGAAATTCCGTTTGTTCCATCCACATACCAAGTATCTCCTTCACCTATTGGTGCTCCTGATCCTTGTGCGAATGTAACTTGCTGATCCCATGTATAAGGTCCATTCCTGTAAGGTGGACTTGCCGGGTTACCTCCAACTGCTTTTAATCCTTGTCCCATTTTAATAAGCCCAAAGAATGGCAGTTTTTACACCAGTATCTGTTCCAGTTAATGTGATTACTACAACTCCAGATGTTACTACAGTATTTGGTGCTTGTGTTACAACTACTGATCCAGTTGTTGTTTCATCGAATAGTAAAATACCATGAAGTTTTGTACATCCAAAATCACCTAAATCAACTGAAACTGTATCAGATCCACCTCTTACCGTACTTGGAAATACACACTGAATCATTTTTACTCCCATGTTTGGTAAGATCTCTGTGTTTGTTCCTACATCTCCTAATGCTGTCATTTTTTTATTTAACCTCCTGTAATTTAATTTTTGCCCAAATTAAAAAGGGTAGTTTGTGCGTAAACCACACGACGGGGTCCATGAGTCCCGCTCTCCACTTTTTTTGCGAGAAAAAAAGCTTAAAAAGTATTAAAATAAATAAAAAATTTATAGTATATCGTCGATAAAGCTGTTGAATGATGTGTTTCTCATTATTAGACATTCGTAGATTTTAAGCATAAACTTATTTGAATCATTTGTTTTACCAAACTCTTCATAAGTCATATCTAAAAGAACTCTCATTTCTATCCAATCGGTATCTAAAAAGAATATTTGCTTTGCTCCAGATGTATCCGATAAAAATCGGCTGAAGATAACTGGTATTCTTCCTGCCATAGTTTCTAAAACTATACTTGGCGCGATTCCAAATGGTAAACTTCCTGATGCCATATCTCCTGGATTATATCTGTATGTGTCAACAATAATCTTTCGAATATCCTTAACAACACTTGGACTTGCAACTCCTAATTTAGGTCTGCCTCCGTCCTGTACAGCGTATAATACCGCAGTTTCAATGTCATCGTATGTTAATGCAGCTCCATCAAGATCAACAACATTTGTTGTGTTCTGTAATTTTACAATTCCAGAAAACTCTGTTGCAGTTGTATCTGCATCTCCATTTATGATTAGATCTTCCTCTAATTCTCTTATCTCTCTAGCTTTGATCAATACTTCTTGCTGTTTAGCATTTGGTGATCCAACATTACTGAATGTGCTATTTCCTAATCCCCCACCTTGTGGCTGGAATCCTTCCATCATATAGCTTGGCATTGCAGATTGTGCAGGGCCAGTTACTCTTCCGACAGCATATAAGAACTTAATCGCTGTGCTTGCTCTATCATAAGTAGTTGTAGTTTCAGCCAATGCTGCATCTTCTGCTGCTGTAAATCCACCACCTTTTGCGGTGATAACATTGTAATCAGCATACATTCCTTGATTAGCAACTCTTGGAATTAACTCAACAAGTGGTGTTTCCTTTCTAGTTTGATCCACTATTCTGGGATCAACATAAACTGGAACCATTGCATAACCTGCTGTTCCTCCTCCACCTGATGTGACCGCCAAAGCTTTCATTCTTGCAATTCCTGTTTTCAAAGTTTCATTAAGTTGTTCCCTCAAATCTGCTCCTGTAACTGGATCTACATACTTTGTCTTGTCTTTCAAAGCTCCAAACGAATGGGCATAAGCACTCTTAACATCGACTCCTGTCAATAATTGTGTTCCTACTCCTTCTTCCATATTAAGCTATTAAGTCTAGAGGATTTTTTGCTTTCTCTTCCACGAAATTATCTGCTTTGTCCACTTGTTCAACTTTGCTTTTATGCATTGGTTTCTTCAATACAGCTTTCACTTCTGCAAGTGATTTTTCTAAAACATTTACTTTTTCAGTAAGTGCTTTAACTTCTGCATTTTCTTCCTCTTTTGGTTCTTCTTCCTTAGATTCTTCAGGCTTTGTTTCCTCGTCCTTAGTTTCTTCGGTTGCTTCTGGCTCAGTTTTTTCAGTTTCCTCTGCTGGTTTTTCCGTAGTCTCTTTATTTTCCTCTGACATATTTTTAACCTCCTGTAATTTAATTGTATCATTACTCAAATGATTATGATCTTCCTGTTCTTTCAGGAACTCTAAACTTTTTGCAAACACATTGGTCATCTTCGAAGTTGTATTAATTGGGTTTCCTGTGTAGGCAACATTCAATAAATTAATTTTATCTAACATCCTAATTTGCTCTCCATTCTTTTCCTGGATTGCTGTTTTAACCGGAACGTAAGCAATAGAAAATGCATCTAAGAAACCATCCTCAATTGATCCCTTCACCTCTTCAAATCTTGGAGAATGTCTATTCAACATCGATCTAACTTTCAATCCTGTTTTATCCACTAAAAAATCATCAACTTTCGCAACTGGAATAAGTGTTTTATTAATCTCCACATCTAATTTGCTCTTTCCTCTAAAACTCTCATGCTCAACATCAAACTTAATAACCCTTGTTTTCATTTGCTCGGCCATATCCAATAAACAAGCCTTTGTAACTATGTCATTCACCAAATCAAGATCAGAAGTAGAGATATAGCCTTCCACAAAAAAGTTTTCACCTTCACTTTTCAATTCTAACTTGTCCGTGCTAAAGATAAAACTAGGTTGTTCCATGATTTTTATAATTCATAAGAGTATTTAAAAATTGTTGCTCAATCAAAGAAATGTTACTCAGTTAAATAAAGAACTGAGGACCTGCAATTAACATGGCTTGGAGGACATGGCCCTTCAAAATCTCCTTGTTTATCCTTAAAATTTTCATTCATTCCAACTATTTGATTATGTAATCTCTTGCATACGGGGGATGTTCTATCGTCAAAATGGGTATGCCATTGCTTCTTGAATTTCTCTCCACTTGATTTAAAACCTTGTAATTTCCCCTGGTTCTCTGCCCGATTAGTTTCGGTCCTTGCGATCATCTCTGCTCTATTCTCTCCAACATCAAAGACTTTGCTCACTCTTGCTTTTATCTTTGCGATTCCCTCTCCGGACATAATTCCTCTTTCTAATTCCTGCCTTAGATCTGTCATGATCTCATCTGTCATGGATTTAATATTATTAAAAGTATAATCCTGGATAAAAGAAACTGCGCCTTTGTTCATCATCAAGTTTTTATTCACTTGCTTTTCAGCGCTATCCCATCCTTTTGTAAAAGTGTTATTAATAATTGCATCACTAATAATTTTTAGTCCCTCAAAAGTTAAGATACCTTTGATTGATTTGGCTAGATCATCAATTGATTTGATCTCTTTTAGAGTATTTGTTCCCATCTCTCTTTCTATAAGTGATTTGATTTTCTTTTCATTTTGTTGTAAGGTATAAACAATGCTCTTTTTTAATCTCACATCATCTAGTTCTTCCTTAGGCCCTAAAATTAAAGGATTATCTTCCCATGCTTTTTTCTCTTTCTTATCCCCCGTCATTCGATCCTTATCTACTTTTGTTTTCTTTTTTTCATCACCCTCTTCTTTCCCAGGAGCTCCTGAATTAAATAATCCTGACGTGGCCAGCTTATCCATCTCTTGCTGATGTTCTTCTTCCGGAGTTTGTTTCTCTCCCCATTCAACTTCCTCAAGGCCTTCTTCTAATCTCACCTCATTGATTGATTTCCAACCGCCAGATAATTGTGATTGATAAAGTGCAGCTTTCTTTGTTTCCTCGTCGACATCAAACATTAAAAACTTAAATTGAACATCATCAAATTCAAACTCACTTATGATCTCTTGATTATGCCTGTATTCCTCTAATCTTAAAATTGGATTTATGGATCTCTTCTTAAAAACATTTGATTGCACGATCTGATTTGCCAAACCCTTTGCATCCTCGGTATATCCTAGCTCGGTTGCAGTTACTCCGAAACAGGCCCATACTAATTTAGCCCACCATTTCTGGCCTTCTAATAATTCAAGCTCTGCATTTGTTAATTGGAATCTTACAAATTGGGGGATCTTCCCAACAACCGGGATTGAGTGTTGTCTCTTTTTCCAGTTCCCTGCTGAGTCTTTTGTTCTTTGTTGCTCTACCCATTGATCTTTAAATGCCTCCACCTCTGTGGCATCGGATCCATCTAATCCTAAAACTCCTTTGGGAATTTCATTGTCATTAAAATATTCTAGGTTATGCTCTATTGCATAAATTAAAGTTTGAATTGTTTCGGCTAGATTCTGGATTGGAGATCTCCCATAGATGTCATCTGTTCGAGGGTTTCTCTCAAACCAAACAATTTCTTTTCTTCCAAATGGAACCGGCCGGGCCCCACTGATCCATCCATATTGAAAATAAGCAGCCTTCTCTCTTGCATCTGCCGCAGAAATAAAACCAGGCTCTATTGACATTGCACTTGCTTCTTTGTTTGGTGGCAAGATTGCAGCATCAAGAATTAAATCTTCACGATCGGTAAACATCCCATAGATGTCTGGGTTCTTTGTAAATGTCGCGCCATCTCTTGCAACCATCTCAACCATCAACCCTGCTTGATTAAAGACCTTGCATAAAACTCCAGCATCGACTTCTAAAATATCTCTCACATATTTTCTTCTAAGCTCTTCAAAACTTTCTTTATTTGTATTTGGATTATGATAAAAATTTAAAACTTCTTCTTTATGCTTTTCAAATGTTGGAGAATCTTCTTTCCCTTCTTTAGGCACAATGTCCCAGGGCACTGCACAAACATTATCCACAACTGTTGAGATGCACATTTCCACATAAGGCATTGCCGCTAATCTTCTAATCGTAACTAGATCAACATATCTTGGATAACCAAACGGGGGCTTGTAAAGAAATTTAGGAATGTAAGCTTTATGCAAACCTTCTCTTGTGGATTCAGTAATTGCTGCAACAGGAGGCACTGCCTTCTCTTGTTTTTTAAATATATCTAAAATTCCCATGAGTATGAAAGTGATTGGATATTATTATTAATTTCTTTGATTATTTAAATATTGTTGCTTGCTTGTTTTCTTCTCTCTCCTGGACTAAGGGCAATATCACCCTTCTCTATGGACTCTTTGATTAGTTTCTTGCGTTCTATTTCCTCTTTTTCCTCTACTTCTTTTGATTTTTTAAACACTGGCTTTGCATCAATAAAAGAAAAAACCATCGGTTGCTTTAATTCAAAATACATTCTTTGCATTAACATGTCCCCTACATCTGTTGATCTCCCCAGGTTTTCTTTTATTTCTTCTTTGCTTAAAATTTGCAAGGGTGCATCTTTTCCTGGATCCTTTTGTTTGATCTGTTCTAGATCTTCAATTAAAAGATTCTTTGTTTCTATTGTTATGTCCCGGGTGATCCCTATCATTCCCCCATTCACATATTGGGCCAGTAAAAACCAGCACTGCGCTTTAAGGTTCTTGTAATTGTGCAGGGCCTTTTCTGTTTCAGTTTCTTTCTTTTTTACTATTGGCCTGGCATTTGCTACGAATCCTTTTACTCCTGGTGTGTCTTTGACTAATCCAAAACCCACTCCAACCTCATCAACATTGCTCTGGCTCCGGGGGATCTTCTCTTCCAGGAGTAATTCATCGAACTCCTTGCTAGAGATATTATTCTGCACTATAATCTTCTCACAAAATAAACCATCCCAAATCCCTATCACTGTTTTATCTCTCCCGAATCCGGCCGCATCAACTATGCAGTATTTCTTGCCTCTCTCTGCGTTGCTTGTGAAAAGGTCCAGGATTTTATCATAATCAAATAATCTTGTTGGATCATCATCATATTCAAAGTTCCCATAAAGCAGCCTTTCTTTTGAGACTCTGTCCAGTTTCTTTAAATTCTCTACATAAAATTTAGAAATAAAAGGATTATCCCCAACCATGGCAGGAATAAATGCCCGATAATATTCTATTGTTCCATCTTTGTCTGGCTTGTAAAACTCGAAATATAAAAAGTTCTTTGCTGGGTTGCTTGCGATCAATAACTTAGGGATTAAATTAAACTCATCTAATTTAAATCTAATTCTTGACATCACTATGTTCTTTGCTTTTTGGCTGATCTGGCTTGCCTCATCAATAAATGCTCCGGTGTATTCTGTTGATCCTAAGCTATCAAATTCAGGATCACTTGGATATGCAAATAAATCTTTTAAATAAATTGTGGATCCATTCCAAAATTTAATCACTCCTTCCATCGAGTTGTATTTGTAATCAATTCCTGGCTTTAAATCAAACTCTCTGCACACTTGAAAAAATGTCAATAAAGTTGATTCCTTCAAACTCTTTAAAATTGCTCTTCCCATCAACCATCTGCTTCCAGGATACTTAATGCAATTTGTTAATAACCAAAAACATCCAAGATATGATTTGCCTCCACCAGCTCCTCCTCCATAAAAGATTTCTGTGTGGATCTTATCCTGCAGGAGTGCTAGGGCTTGTTCCTGTCTCAGACTTGGTTTCCACCTTATTGTTATCATTATCAGCTTTTTCTATAATAATTCTTTTTCTTTCATCATTGATGTCTAATTCCTGCTTTTGGCCATATCCTCTTGCCTTGCCTCTCTTAGAATTAAGTAATTTCCATTTGCTCGAATCCACATCCTTGTGCACTACGATGTCTATGTCAATATTATCCTCCGCAATATCTATCACGAGCTCTGCTTCCTCATCTAGTAATTCCCTCATTTTTGGGTTCTTCTTTAGAAAATTTCCCACTGCTTGCCTTGTAACTTCGAGCTTTTCGGCTATCCTTGCCTGGTTTCCCCCTGAGTTTACTAGGGCTGCTTTGAATGTTTTTTGATTAATTTTTGCCATTTTTGTCAACTTTGTCAACTTTTACCTTTAAAGATTCATTAATCCTTGCTCTTTTCTGCCTTTTTTCCTGTTGAATTAGCAAGGAGTTCTCCATCTTCTGATAAATAACCATCTTGCATATCCTTTAATGTTTTTAATTCACTCCTTTGAATTCTCCGAAGTGTTTATTTTTGTTTCTTTCAACAATCTCTAATTCATTACTTTCTAACTTTTCTGAACAATCCATCATAAAATCCTTGATGGCTTGGGCAACATCAACTTCGTTATAATGATAATCGTTTATATGATATTCGTCAATCTGCACTCTTTTCTCAATCAGTGGTTTATTCATCTTTAAATTCTCCGAAGTGTTTCTCTATTAATTCACACAGTTCTACCCATCTTGCAGTTATTAAGAAATCTCCTGAATCTCTTTTCAAATCCTTGATGGCTTGGGCTATGTCTTTATGATAATAAAACTTATAATTAGGATTCAATTTTGTTTCTGCTTTCTCACTTAGTGGTTTAATATTTAGCATTTCTTCTCTCTCATAAGTTGTATTGTAATCTTCTGTCATCTTATTGCCTCTTGCATGACACGCTCAATATATGCTTTTAGTGTCTCAAATTGTCTTGGTTTAATTAACCTTTTAACCTTGTTCAGCGTTGCCAAGTTAATTCTAACCGTAGTGTCTTTTGTTTCCATGTATCTTTGAAACAATGTAACTATATAAATGTATCTATGCCGGTTGCGTTCCCATAGATACCCTTAACCTTAGCCTATCACTTGTTGAAAGCTCTCCGCAATCAAATCATATAATTTATCTCCTCTTAGATCGTCTCCTTCAATTACTTTCCAATCTCTTCCGTTTGGATTGTTTGTTCCTGAATAGCTTACTCCATATGGGGGATCTGTAAAGACACACTGTACACTTTTGCCTTCCGGGATTAATTTTCTCATTAGTGTTTTAACCCCTTGATTGCGTGTGCAGATTGGGTTGTCATGAAGGCTGTGTGCGCATTAAAGTTTCTTGTTCTTGCGCCTGCTTCCTCTATCTGCATTTTTAATAATCTTTTGTGATCCTCTGTGACATGAAAATATCCCCATGTTCCAAGACCAAAAATGATTAAAACTATCCCTACTGCAATAAGCCATCCATTGATTGCTTCTATCAAAAGATAAATTCCTGCAATAATCATTGCTGCATTTGCGATATTTCTTGGTTCACTCATTTTGTTGTTCTCGATATTTATCTAAGGCACTGATTGGAAATTGATGATTATATTTTGCCTGATAGGCCATCATCAAATCAAAACACTCTTTGTCTTGTTTTTTGGTTCTTTTAATAAGGAGAAGTCTTCAAATAGCTTGCTCCTCCGCAATTTTTTCTAATGGTTTCATAGTTCTTTGATTCTCCTGGTTACTTCCTGAATCACTCCTTCCTTGTCAATGCAAGTCCGGATATACTCTCCATCTAAATAAAGATTAAATAAATTATTTCCTTTTTCATCAACCTTGATCTCCATTAAAGCTTCATCCTTGATCCAATTGCTTGTTTAATATCTCTCAAATCTTTTTCAACCATTTTAAGATCCTTTTTACTATTTTCAAGCTGTTCTTTTTCTTTCTTTGTTGATTCTTCTGTTGCTTTCTCTTGATGATCAATTAATTGAAGTGTAATTAGCTTTGATTTAAGCTCTTCTAATTCAGGAGTCATCTCTGGCTTCTCGCCCAAAACTTCCTCTAATTTCTGCATATGCTCCTTCAACATCTTTCTCTTTTTATCAAGATCTTTTAATGTTGTCCTGATTCCTTCTTCATGAATTACTGCTTCTGTTGAGATAATCAAATCCCCTAACTCGTTTTTCTTTTCTTCTTTTGATCGATGAATCAATACTTTTCTTCTCTCATTAAAAGTTGTTGTGCTTTCGATATTTTCTTTCTTTTCTTTATTTTCCATTTTTTAACCTCCGGATTTTAATTGCTTTTTGCCCTTCCTTGTAGGGCTTTGTGTCAAACTCCACATCCTCATTAAGTTTGATTTTTAACTCTGGGAAATCTGAAATATGAAAAAATACATCTTCCCCTTCTTCTGTGGTGATAAATCCATATCCTTTAATCTGATGGAACCACTTAATCTTTCCCTTCATTTTTATCTCCATTTTTTATCTTGTGCATTTGCTTTTCCGCAAAATCATAAAAATTCCTTAAAATTTCAGTGAACGCTTTTCCTTCTTCTGTCAAAGAAAGCTCTACCCCTCTGCCTTTTGTTACTTTTGTGATTAGGCCCTCTTTAACTAGCTGATCCGTAACCGTAGACAAATGGCTCACTGTCCCATGATCCTTGCTTAACTCTCGAAGATTCTTTTTGTCAATACTAAAAAAAAGTTTGAAGTATCTTTTATTTCCAAAAAATCTAAAAATTTTTAATCTCCTGTCGCATATTTTTATGCAACCCTGATTTAAGATGAAAATACTTACAATATGTTATTCCATTACTTATCTTAAAAACTAATTCAGGAAATAAACTTAATGGTTTGATATGATGAGCATGTAAAAACACTCCAATTTCATTATTACAAAATTCACAATTTGGATTTTTACAAGTAAAATTATCTCTTAAATAAACTGCATTTCTCCATATTTGATATTTTGCTGTGGTTTTTAACCATCTATTTGTACTTATTTTAAAACCATTCCATTCATCTATCTTAATCCCTTGTTGATAAGCACTTATTTTTATTTTTGATTTTTGTGAATGATTCCCCCACTTATTTTTTTTACCTTTCATCCCTTTTGGATGTCCCTCTTCATAATGTTTGGAATACTCTTCTCCACTTAATCCTTTATTCCAAGGACTTTTACCTTTTCTAGCTTCACTTAATTTTTTCCTACATAATGCTGTTCTTTTATAAATTCCTCTAGGCATTTTGTCCTCCCATTTTCTTTAAATATATTCTTCCATCATCATCAATTTTTATTGGAAGCATTTCTAAAGCAACATTCAAAGAGTTATAATCTACTGCAATTTGCTTAACAATTTCAGATTTAAAAATCGGTTCTAATTGTTCTTTCATAAAATTCTCAACTTTCTTTAAAGTTACAACGTGGATATTCTTTCTTTTAGAAGGATCAGGTTTTCGTATAATTTTATCCATATAATTATACCTATATAATAGTATTTAAATGTTTTGATTCCGG